CATTGGCCCCGGCGCGGACCGCCTTCCTCGTGCCGTCGGACCGCACCTGCTCGCGGATCGCCGCCATCTTGTCCGTCAGAGCCTTCATCCCCGTCAGTTCAACTCCCATCACAACCTCCAGAGACGACAAAAGCCGCCCGAGGGCGGCCTGCTTACTCAATACAGATATCACTACACAGACGGACGATGTCGGCACAAAAGAATCAGGCCACCCACGACGCGATCATTATGATAGTTGCGGTGACGGAAAAGAGCCGTATATTCCTCGCCCCTCGCAATTCCGCGCGATACTTCGCCGGCGAGTCGCGCTTCAAGATAACCTAACTGCTCCCAGGCTGCAGAGACGACGCCAATTGCATTTTTATCGAACTCATTCTCCGGGTCCGGGACCAAATCAAGCACGTCGAGCATCTCACACCGCTTGATCGCAGCAATTCGGGAGGTTCCATCAGGGTTTTTATGCCTAGTTCCCGCTATCGTTGTGTAAAACGCATACTCGACGGACTCTCCAAACCGTTTATAAAAACTTAACTCGAACTCGAGATCTTCGTCTGTTCGCTCATCCTCCCAACCGCGAGCGCGATGGATGATCCCCTCAATCGCAGTAAACGCCGCCCTGTACTCTTCGACCTGCTCCTGCCTTCTAATCTCCTCTTGCGCGCGCTTGTCATCGAGAATTGACCATCGCCCCTCCATCGCATCCGCGATCGGCATCGTCCCTGGAGACAGGAATGCCGTACGAAAATGCTTGAAGAGGTAAACAGCCACTCCAAGGGCAAACAGAGCGCAGCTTATTAGAAACCACTCGCCGATCATTGCAAAATTCTACAACAGCTAACTTATCCCCCGTGCGACCTGCGCAGCCTGATAAGCCACAGCCCGCTCCATCGTCCTCTCCCACTCCTCCGAAATGGCCCTTGCACTGCGCCGCCGCAGCTTTCCAGCGGGCTTTCGCGCCCATTGGCTCGGCATGAAGTCTTTCGGATGGACCCGCTCCTTCGGCTGTGAACGCCAGTGGCTGAAGTTGATGACATACGCCGTCAACTGGGCGAACAGGAACTCCCGCTCCTCGGTGCCCCTCTCGTGCCTCCGACATAAGGCGCCGAACTCTTCCGGAGTCAGGTCGTAAAACTCATCTCTCGACAATCCCAGATCCACCTGCGCGAACGACGAAAGCCGCAACCATCGCTCCTCTCGGCTCAGTGGCTGGGCTAGATAGGGTCCTTGCTACCCTCTCCAGGGTTACTCTTATTCGCATCTCGGATGGCCTTCAGAAACGCCGCGCTAATGGCATCCGATGCCCGATAGGCGTTCATAGGCTCGGCGAGCAGCAGGTCCTCAGCGGCCTCGTAGCTCATCTCCGGATGGAAACGCAGGATCGATGCAGCGAACACAATACAGGTGGCGTCCAGCGTCAGCTTTGGGAATTCCGCGAGAATATTGACGTTGTGCCCCGCCTTGTTCAATTCGCGTTCAGCCAGCCGCAGCGAACGAAAGTCTAAGCACATGCGATACGTCTTACCATCGATCACAATATCGGTGGTTTCAATGGTCGGATCGATTGCGGTTGCGGTAACAGCTTTCTTAGCCACGATGAAGTCCTTATAAAGTCAAATAGTGATGCAGAGTGGTGCATTGTGATGCAGGGCGGCGACCGCAGCCGCCACCCCACAGGGGAGAACTAAGCGCCCGGTGTGACTGTGATCGCGCCCGAGACCTTCAGCTTGCACGAGAAGCTCACCGCGGCCTTGGTGTCGATCGGCGTATCCAGCGAGCTGACCAGCGCCGAGAACGCATACAGCCGTCCCGTCGTCTCGCCCGGCCCCGGCGCGAGCTGCACCGTGAAGTTATACTTGCTGCCGCTGTTGTAGGCCGTCGTCAGCAGGACCTGGCCGGGATCGGTATCGACCAGATTGCCCTCGATCGTTACATCGCCGTTATTGCGTGTCGTAGTAATAAACTCTTCGTCCACGCCGGAGTCGAAATTGGTCACGTCGACCGTTCCCCATGCCGCGCCAGAGAACCCAGACTTCATCACTTCGCCGATGGGGGTAAATGCTCCCGTACCACCCGTAACCGGTCCGATGGATACAACTGTCGCCCGTCCGACCCGCGCCTTGCTGCCCGTATATGCCATAATTTGAAGCTCCTTTTGAAACAGATTTGCCTCCGCCCGGAAGAGCGCAGGGTAAAGAAAAATCCCTTCAACAAATTGGTTTGGAGTTGAGGACCGACCGACTTCCCCGCGACCAGCCGACTACCAGTTGATCGCCTGAACCGCCGCCACGGTTGTTGCTGCAAGAACTTCAGCTTTCAGGTCAGTCCACTTCTGGAAAACAGGAAGATAGTTCCCCGCGATGGCTGAACCTAGCCCCTGTAATTGTGTGAGCGTCATCGGAACCTTGTTGCCGGCGGTATCGGCGAAATAGAACCCTGCTGGCGTTGCGCCTTCCACCGCGTAAACCAGCATGGCGTGTGCCACGATGATCTGACTCTGGAGGTCAGCAGGGAACGTCGTTCCCATGTAGCTGACGGGAGATTGTAGGGCAGCTTCGTATGGCACTGCGATGGCTTGTATTTGCGCGGTCTTGAAAGAATCAAGGCCGTGGATTGCAAGAATCACATCTTGTTCCGTCATGGTTCCAGCAGAGTCTGCCCAATACTCTGTTCGCTTTGCGTCGTCGCTGGAGGCCGGATCGAAACCAAATGGCGCCATTGCTAAAAACGTGAATGTCGCTGGCTGCTCAGGACGAGATCCGTGCTGAGGCCATACAAGAGAGCTATATTGCGTCATGGTTGCTCCTTAGAGAAGGACGATATTCATCGCCGCCGAATGGATCGGTACACCGCCAGACACATCGCCATAGGCGTACATATAGATCTTCGATCCAGCCGTCAGATACACGACGCGCGCATTCAAACTGCCGTTCCTGCCGCCATAGGTTTGGCCGTTTGACACCACCGTAACGAACCACTGAAACCATGGCCCATCCGCAAGCGTCCCATTCGCCCCCTGGCCATAACTGTTGTTTGCCGCCACACCGTCACCTGGACGCATTTTTGTGGTAATCAGATAGGTCCCATTGACGGGGATCGTGTAGGCAAAATTAACATTGTCCCAGCCGCTGTAGTTGTCCGTGTTCACGGTATTCAACTGAATCGCCGTGAAGGCCTGGGGGATTGTCTGCACGATATCGGTGGCAGTCACGCCGTTCAGGGACACATCCAGCACCGCAAAAGGACGCATCGTGGGGTCGATCACCCCGCTCGCATTCAGCGCGACGATCTTCCCCGCATCGCCGACTCCCGCCGAGGCAGTCGCAGGGACTACCTCGGCGAGACGGCCACCATTCAGCGTGATAAACCTCTGCGTCGCCACCTAGGCCACCGTCACCGGAGCATAGGCCTGAAAATCAAGCGAAGTAGCCGAAACCGCGCGGCCAACCCGCTGCACCACGTTCCCAGCCGCCGACGGAGCAACCGCGACGAGCGCCCCAACCGTGCCCAGGAAGTATTCCGCGCCAAGCGTCAAACCGGTCAGCCCGGTAATGATCCCTTGCCCCAGATTCACCGTTCCGGTCGCCCCGTTCGCGATTGCGGCAGTCGCATATCCGTCCGCCGGCGAACCTGCCGCCGTCGAATCCGCCGGACGCACGCTCAACACGCCCGCATTGCTCCACAGATTGATCAGCATCCCCGCACTGATCGCAGCCGAAGCGGTCGCCGTCACGGCCGTCGCCCCCACGCCACTGGGCAACATGGTCGCGTCGAGCGCCCCGGCAGCATTGAGAGCGATAAGCTTTCCTGCGTCTCCAGCCCCCGCCGAAGACGTATTCGGGACCTGCTGGGTTAGAACGCCGTTGACCAGATTGACATAACGATTCGTAGACATATTGCTTTCTCCTTCAGGCGATCACAATCGGTGGTTGCGGCTCGACGAGCAGCGTTGTGGAAGAGATCGGCGTTCCCATCACCTGGGCGAAGCCGGAATTCGGTGCGGTCTGCGTCAGTGCCCCCGCCAGGCCAAGAAATACCGGCTTGGTCAGGTCCCAATTCCATCCGTTGAAGGTCACCTGCCCGGCAAACTGCACCGTCGCCAGCGATCCCGGAACCGCCGCGGCGGTCACGATGCCAAGCACCCGGCCTACCTGCGACACATCCGAGCTGTCGGCGAGCTGCGCCGCGCCCGCAACGTCAGCCGCAGCCCTATATGCACTGATCCCCGAAGGCGCGGTCAGCTGCAGCGTAGAAATAAATGCTTGCCCCATCGCCTCGTCTGCGCCCCCCGAAAAAGTGAAATACAAATAAAACTCAAGCCCGCAGCGATACTGCCGCGAGTCGTTGTCGAAATAATCGATAGGCTGCAGGAACTCCGCGTTTTGCAGATACGTCCCGTCGGCGAGCAGCCCGTAATATCCATTCAGAAAGCTCCGCAGCGCCTCGCGCACCGCGTCCGCAATCTTGTAGTGCCGTGCATGACAGTCGAACTGCACCCGCAGCTTCTGCATGCCCGACGTGTTGAAGGTCGGCGCGCTGGATCCTCCGACGACCTGATAACTCACCGCCGGAAGCGTGCAGCCCTCCGGAATCAGGATGGGGGAAATCCGGTTGCCGACCAGCCCGGAGATAGTCTCTTCCCCAGCCAGCAGCGCGACAATGCCGCTCATCAGGCTCAAGCTTGCCCCCCATTGATCTCAATGCACATCAGGTTGTACTCCCGATCCGCTTGCTCCACGTTTTCGACACCCTGCACGGTATAAATCCGTGTTCCGTAGAGCACCTGCATCCCCGCGCTCAGCTGCAGCGACGCCGACCAGACGATGTTGATGACATGCGTGATCTGCGAGGTAAACTGCCCAGCCTGATAGACCTCCCGCGACGATACCGTAGCGATCTTGGCCCACAGCCTCGGCCCGCTCGTCCAGGAGCTCTGCGGCTCGCCATATTCATCGGGCGCAGTCGTCTGCGTCTGCAGCGTAATGCGACGGTTGCGATCGCCCGCCGGGGTCCATCCTCGATTCATCATCACAGGCTCCTAGCGGTAGTTGAAGACGGTGATGCGGTGCGGATCGAGCAAAGCGTTGACGCCCATCGGCACTTGACTCATGATGTAGTCCGAAACCGCCTCACGGTTGCGGTACCAGTGGCCCACCATAAGCAGAATGGCCTGTTTGATCGCCATCGGGCAGCGGTCCGTCGCGACACCGTCGCCAAAACTGCCAGCCTCCCAGGTGATCGTCACTGATCCCGGCTGATACGTCAGAGCCTCCGGCCAGGACATCCCCTGCGCCGGAACGATTCGGGCCGGTCTCGAGGTGATATCGGTGTGATACTGCGTGGTCGGCAGCGTCTGTTGTGTGCCTGTCAGGTCGACGTATGTGATGCTCTGCACAGCGATGCAGTCCGCCTTCGGCAGATCGATCGTCAGCTTGTCCCATACATCCGCGTAAAACGGCCAGTTAGCTCGATTCGCGGGATTGACGGTGCCGTTTTCGCTGCACCAGATGGGGAAGTTGTCGAGCGTGCGTTGCCAGGTCTGCTGATAGAACGCACGCTTCGTATACTTTTCGGCATACTCCCGCGCGGCGCTGATGTAGAGCAGAATCAGGTCGTCGTCATCACTGAAATCGACGCGGCACTGATTCTTCGCGAGCGCGAGCGTTACCGGCTCAACCACGGGCGGCGTAACGAGTTTTAGGCTGAGTGGCATTATCGGCTGGCGGTCTCAGGAGCGCGTTTCTTCGGCGCAACGGGTTGATCTGTGTTCGGAGCGGCGTCGAGGGCGACAGCATAGCCCTGACGAATCCATTTCGTCGCTTTCGCGTCAGGAACGGTGACACATTCCTGCGGCTGAAAGGCGCGCGGCGTACTAGGATCGGTAAACGGCTTGAGAATACGAATCTGCATGGGTAGAACCTCGCGCGAGGAGCCTTCCGACTCCCCGCGCTGGTAGGTTGTCGAGCGTTGGGTTTAGACGTGCGGGGTGACCAGCGTGCGGATCGGGTGCGTCCCTGCATCGGTCGCTGCTCCGCCGACGCGGGCATATCCGATGAAGCCGACCTCGAGCGTATCGGCATAGCGCTCGTCCAGACGCAGGATGCTGATATCGCCGTCAGTGCGCAGCAGGTAGCCCTCAGCGAAGTCGCCGTACAGGATGCCGGTTGCCGTCAGCGTGGTCGAGACGTTGACCGCCGAAGGCAGCGCCTGGTTGAGCACGATGGGACGGCCGAGGATGTAATCCAGCGTGCCGGTGTTGGGGTTCGGGACAAAGAACGGGCGACCGTAGTTGTCCTTCAGGCCCAGCAGGTAGGCGCGGGTTGTGGTCGACATCAGCCAGCTCGCATTGCCCTCGTAGGCGGCATCGAGCGACCCATAGCAGGCCGTGAAGTCGTCATACACCGGGCCAGCCGCAGCCGCCGCAGTTGCACCGAGGGTCGCCGTGGTCACGATCGAGGCGACGTTGCTGCCGTTGCCCGCCGTAATCATGGCCTCCAGCCCGCGATAGTAGCGCAGACCGAACTTGGTCTTGAGCCAGTTGTCGAGGTTGAAGTAACTGTCGGCGAGCTCCTGCCGGCTGACCTTGACCAGAGTGGCCACGGTATCCGTGCTCATGATGAAGCCGCTGAAGCCGGGATCCTGCTCAGTGACGCCCGTACCTTCACCGGTGACCGTAGTCAGGGTGTTTCCGGTATCGTTGCTCATCGCAACCTTGATCGGGGCACCGTTGTTATTGGTGACCTTTTTGCCGACGATGCTGACGGTGTTGCCGATCAGCTTCTGAGCATCGATCAGGGTGGGCAGGAACTGCTGCGGGATCACTTCGCCAGTGTTGGCCGTGGTCAGCTCGCGCTTTTCACGCATGGCGGCACGCTCTTCGGGATCGAGTGCATCCTTGCCGAACCGGATGTACTTCTCGAAGGCACGAGCCTCAAGCGCACGTTTCTCTGCGTCCGGGCCGTCCTTGCCATCTCCGGTGGCGCCGGGCTCGCCGCGGGGCGGCCTCTTCGTCGAACGGAGATCCGCCTGGATCTTCTCGACGCGCTCGATGTTGAGAATGTCCTGCTCAACCTCGTCATGGTCCTTCATGATCGTGTCAAACTTGGCGCGATCTTCCGTGGTGACTTTCTCAGCCTGGACGATGGTCTGCGCCTCAGTGATGAGACGAAGCCGCTTCTCCTGCAAATCCTTCTTTGTAGGCATGGTGTTTCCTTCCGCCGCGAACGGCTGGTTTTGATTTTTTGCTGCAGGTTGGCAGGCCACGAACGCAATCGAATGCAGCAGCACAGGCTGCTCACGGTCACTGCAAAGGTTTGGGGAGGGTTATGGCCGCTGAATCATCCGCAGCCGCATCTGCATGCGCCTCAGCTCGTCCTCGCTGACCGCAACAGGTGCAGTCACGTCAGCAGGCTTCGCCGTGCGATTCTGGGGACAATCACAGCCATCGCAGCCGCAGGGATCATGACTGCAATTCTCACAGTCGCCGTCCAGGCACTCCGGGCACGGGCACGAGCATTGCGTATCATCGCGCTTCGCAACCTTCGACCGAACCTCAGCCGGCATGTCCGTCGGCATCGAGCGCACGCCCGACGTCGCAGCCGAATAAGCCGGATACGTCACCGGCGAAACATCCCACAGGCTGGCCTGCTTGATTGTCCGGATATCCATCCCGGTCACTTCGTCGTATCCCCACGACGTATCCTCGGCGATGAACGCGAACGACGACTGATTCACGTCGCCGCGCCGCATGGAAGTGATCAGGTCGCGTGCAACCTGCGTATCCGGAGGGTTGATCGTGTAGAAGAGTCCGGTCGCATCTTTCTTGAGCTGCAGCGTGCCGCTCGCCGTGCGGCCCAGCACCAGATTCGCGTCATGGTTGAAGAGCGCCCGCACATCCGGGTTACTCGCCAGCGACGCATCGAAGGCATCCGGGGCGATCACTTCCACCCAGCCGCCCATATCGTCGCTGCGCACGCCGAACTTGGCCGCATAGCCCTCGATAATCGGTGCGCCATTATCGGAGACGCGAAATTCCTGCGCGAGATAGCGCCGTTCCAGCTTATTCTTCATCGTTGGAGTCCTCGGGACCTGCCAGTTGCTTGATTGCCTTGCCCGCCGCCAGTTCGCGGCTTGCGTTGATGTGGATCGACCGGACAACCTTCAAAAACTCGGTGCGCGCCAGCTCGTCGGCGGCAACTCCAACCCACTTCGTCGAGCGTTTCGCCATCGCCTTTAGCTGATCGGCCACAACTCCACCGAACTGCGCGTCGATCTCGTCCGGCAATGCGCCGTGATACTCCAGCGCACGCTTTGCCAACGCTTCGAGCGAAGCCCGGAATACAGCAGCTACTGCCGCAGCGTCGATCTTCTCCAGCTTGAGAGCGGAATCGACCGCCTCGCGAAACTGAAGAATGAAAGCTGCACGATATTGGCCGAGCATTCCGCGCTCACCCGGGGTCGGCAGCGCAGGATCCACACCCGGCTTCGCATTCGGATCAACCGGATCGGCGCCGGCGATCGGCTGATCCTGCAAGGACTCCGTATCGAGCAGGCGCTTCGCATCCTGCATGTTCACCGGCGCGTAGTAGACGTCCAACTCAGGGCCACCGGGGTTTTCGCCCAGCTTGGAGCGAATTTCGTTGCCGTTGTACCAGCCCCACTGCCGCCCGGTCGCATAACCCTTCTGCGTGGTCTCGAAGTCACCTCGCAGCCGCTCGCTCACGTCGAAACTAACGAAAAACTGGCCCAACTTCCCACTTTTCGACGGCAAAAGCTTCCGCACGACCTCGCTTTCGATGCGGCAGAGGTAAGGACGAAAGGTATCCGTGACCAGCTGGAGGCTCATATTCTCGTGATTTGCCCCCGAAAGTCGGGTCGTATCGCCCACCATATGCGGCGGAATCCTGAACAAAGCGGCGATTTCCGCCCTCTGAAACTGCCGCGTTGCCAGAAACTGGCACTCTTCGGGAGTCGCGCCGAGCTTTTCATACTTCCACTGGCCCGGAAGCACCGCGGTACGCCCCTGATTCTCGCCACCCTGCGTCCGTTCCCACGATTCGCGGGCAGCCTTCATGTCCTCTTCGCTCACATCGGAGTCAGAGCTGAGCACGCCGCCAGGCCGTCCGCCATTGCCGAAGAAACGAGCACCATACTTCTCCGACGCCCGCGCCAGCCCAATACCTTGCCGCGCCAGGTCGATCGGCGAATAACCCTTCACCCCATCGAACGAAAACAGCGGCACATGCAGCATGTTTACCGACTGGATGATGCGCTTGTTGCCATCCTTCTCCCCGTCGGTCGTCTCGTAGATGAGATTGCCAACAGAATCACGCTTGGGCTCCGTCAGCGACGGGTGCAGAGGCCACAAAGCAACCGGATCGCCGCCTCTGGTCCGCTGAATCTCAGCATAGCCATTGCCCTTCGCGGCCATGGAGATAACCATCGACTCCCAGAACGTGAACGCCGTCATCTCCTCGTTCGGTTCGTACTGCAACAGGTAGGCGATGGGATGATCGTCCGCGACGCTCTTGCCCTTATTGACACGCTCCAGCACCTGCAAGGGAAGGGAAGCAACGCCCTCGCCAAGAATCCGCAGACACGACTGCACGGTGATCTGCTGCAGCGCGGTGTTCAGATTTACCTGCTCGCCCGACGCCGTCGGCTCCCCGCCCATCCAGGCGAGAAATCCCGCCGCATTGAGCGGCACAGCCGGATTATTCAGAGAATTGCCGCCGCGCATCTCCGTCACGAATTTTGATACCGCACTGCGCAATCCCATAATCGGCTGACCTATATGACAAACGGTTTGAAGGAGCTTTTCTTCTTTCGCGCTGGGGCGGTGTACGCCCGGTTCATCGCGGTAATCAATGCCGCCACGGGATCAATCTTGAGCTTTTCGTCTGGCCCTTTTCGCGGAAACAGGCTTTCGTTGTGGCCCTCGCGCACTTCGACGTTACTCATCGCCCAGGTGAGAACCGGATCGCCATTGTGATGCAGGCGCCCGGCATAAACTGCCGCTTGCAGCTCCTTCATCGGATCGGAAAGAAACTGCGTCGTCTGCGGAATCGTGAGAACAACATCTTCGCCATACTTGGCACTCAGCTCCTGCTGCATCTGCAACGCCGACCAGGGATCGAAGGCGATGCATTGCATGTCGTACAGCTCCGCGTCGCGCTCGATGTCGCGCTGGATCTGCGAGAGCCGGATCTCCGCACCCTCGACAGCAATGAGCGCCTTATCCGCGACCCACTGCTCATAGTGGTGATGCTCGCTGTCGTTGATCGTCATCTTCGGCGCATAGTGATAGCCGAAGACGTAATAGTGGTCCAGCCCGTCATCTTCGCGGCGCTTGAAGATCAATGTCCGGCTGGCCAGGTCGATCTTGGCCGCAAGGTCTGAACCATGCCAGCAGGGATCGCCGCGGAAGTCCTCGATGCGCAGCTTTTTATCCGCACAGGCCTTCCACTTCTCCATATTCATCCACGCCGTCGCGGCGTTGGTCCAGATGCCGAAGTGCTTGGTGAGGATCGTGTTTTGCTTGTGCGCAAAATTGATCGCCTCTTGCTGACGGGCATGGAGAAAGTCCGGCGATACCGACACTCCATAGTTCGGGTTTGCCTTGCGGGCCGCTTCCTCCGTCTTCCAGTCGTCGCCCTCATCGAGGGTGTAGATGATGCCAAACTGCTCCTCGTTCTGCACCGTGCCGGCCAGAACCTTGATAACGTCACTGCGCAACAGATAGCAGGGACCGCCGACATTGAATCCCGCCGTTGTAATGACGAACATCAGGGGCTGCTCACGCGCTCCCATGCCGCTCTCCATCGCATCGTGGAGAGTAGAAGTGTCATGCTCGTGGTACTCGTCGACGATCGCGCAGGACGGCGAGGATCCGTCGCCCGGGTTCTTCACCAGAGGCTCGAAGCGGCTGCCATCGGAGCGGGTCAGGCTCTTCTTATTGACCTCGATATCGAAAGCTTTGATAAATCCGGCTGTACGCATCGCCATCAGCCGCGCCGGCCGGAATACCTCCATGGCCTGCTTTTCTTTCGTCGCGCCTGAGAACACCTGGGCGTCATTCTCCCCGTCGGCGGCAAACATGTAATTGCCGACACCCGCCGCGGTCGTAGACTTCGCGTTCTTTCGCGGCATTTCAATGTAGGCGTTACGGAACCGCCTCATGCCGGTTGACTTCTTCACCCATCCAAAGATCACGCACAGGATGAAGCACTGCCACGGCTCCAGCACGATCAGGTTCACCAGGCCGCGAACCCGGCGTGCCCACTTACCGGAAACGTGAGGCAGCTTGCTGATACACCAGCACACCCGATGCGCTCGCGCCTCATCGAAGCGATAAGGGAAGTGCGGGTCGTCTGCCCTGCGCAGATCGTCCAGGTGACGCTGGCAGGCCTGCCGCACATAGAGGCAAGCAAGGATGCTTCCATCGACCACGCCGCGAGCGTAGGCCATGGCCTTCTCGACGAACGGGCTACTGTACTCGAACTCCGGAGGCATTGGCCGCGAAGTCGTTCCAGTCTTCTTCTTCCCCCTCGGCGCTTTTACGACCGACGCCTTGGACTTTCGAACGGTCGGCCGGGTTGAGCCCGAGCTGCCCGAGGTACTTGTTGAGTTGCGCGAAGTCACCAGTCTTTGCCCCGTTACGCTTGCAGCGGTAAATCAGCCGGCACGTCATCTCAAAATGCGTGCGATCGGCACTCGTAAGCCGTACTTCCTTCGCCTCGACCAGAAGGTTGTCCCATATCTCCCGGTACTCCAGGGACGTGGGAGACTTCGGATTACAGAAGTCGCGCGGAGGATCGCCAAGAGCCGCAGTCGGGACAGGCTCTTCAGCGCGAGCACGTCCACGCGCAGGATCCTTGTCGAACGCCCCCTTCCGATCCAACTCTTCGGTAGATTTGCGTAATCGCCCCATATATCAGCCCTTCACAGACGCCCTCGGCAGCCCCCACAATCCATTTACGCGCATAAAGTGTCGTCAAACGACTTCGCCAAACAAGCCGTTTTGACCCAAAACTCATTTTCTGCGGACACAAAAATTATCCTGAACGTCGTCTCTTCTCTCTT